GTAGTGCAGGTACTGCTAATGATGGTCCATCTCCTGCTGGTCCAGCGTCTGGAGGCGCAGGTGGTGCTGGTGGTGCTGGTTCACCAAATCAAGTCAATGGTTCAAATGTCACTTATGCAGGTGGCGGTGGCGGAACATTTGGTGCGAGTGGTGGTGCCGGTGGTGGCGGTGCAGGTGCAACTAACTCTAGTTCAGCGGGAACTGCAGGTACAGCAAATACTGGTGGTGGCGGTGGTGCTTCAAGAGCAGGTAGTCAACCAAGTGGTGCAGGTGGTTCAGGTGTTGTTATTATAAGATACAAGATACAGTAATTAGTCTTTTTTTAAGACTACTATATATTAAGAAGGTGATTATAAAATGAATTTACAAAACTACTATTATTATTTTCAATCAGCATTAACTCCTCGTACATGTGATGAGATAATTGAATATGGAAAAAGACACAAACCTGAAATTGCTGTCACAGGTGGTGCAGAAAAAAATGATCAAAATATTAAGAAAGACGGCTCTTTCAAAAAATCAGCACTTAAAAAACTTCATGTAAAAAGAAAATCTGATATTGTTTGGATGAATGACGCATGGTTGTATAAAGAAATACATCCATATGTAAGAGAAGCAAACACAAAAGCAGGTTGGAACTTTGATTGGGATTGGTCAGAATCTTGTCAATTTACAAGATATGGTGTTGGTCAGTATTATGGTTGGCATTGTGATTCTTGGGATAGACCTTATATTCGTAAACAAAATGAAGATGGTACATATCCAATAGATCATGGTAAGATAAGAAAATTATCAATGACGATATCTTTATCTGAACCTGATGAATATGAAGGTGGTAATTTAGAATTTGATATGAGAAATCAAAAAGATTGGGAACAAGATAAAAAGAAAGCAATACATGAATGTACAGAGATTAGACCTCGTGGTTCTATTATTGTTTTTCCAAGTTTTGTGTGGCATAGGGTTGCACCAGTAACGAAAGGAACTAGATACTCATTAGTTGTATGGAATCTAGGAGAACCATGGAGATAGATTATGGCAATATTGACAAATAACCTTGATACATTAGAAACATCAAATTACTTTGCTTGTCCTGTATATACAATTGAAAAACCTGAGTGGGTTTCAAAGATTGATAAAGCATGTGACAAACATATAAAAGAGGCATACAAAAGAGAAAAACCTAAACAACAACAAAGAAAAAAAGATTTAGGAGCAAAACACTATAATGCTGTAAAAGATCATGGCATGTCTTATCATTCAGGACCAATAGAAAGAGATCCTGCATTAAAAGAGTTTGTTGATTATTGTGGAAACACAGCAAGAAATATATTAGATGAACAAGGTTTTGATATGAATAATTACACAATGTTTTTCACAGAGTGTTGGGTACAAGAATTTAGTAAACATGGTGGTGGTCATCATAATACACATATTCATTCTGACAATCACATATCAGGTTTTTATTATCTTAAATGTTCACCTACTACATCATTACCTATTTTTCACGACCCTAGACCAGGTGCATTAATGACAGGATTAAAACAAAAAGATAAAACAAAAATATCATATGCAAACGATCAAGTGCATTATTTACCTAAACCAGGCACACTAATATTTTTTAATTCTTACATGCCACATCAGTATTCTTTACATGACGGTTATGAAGATTTTAGATTTATACATTTTAATATTCAAGCAATTCGTAATGAGATTGTGAACGGAGTAAAAGGACAATGACAACAGAATTTGATAAAAACAATTATATTGTAATTAAAAAAGCAGTAGAACCTAAAGTAGTAGAATTTGTCTATAATTATTTTTTAATGAAACGACAAGTTGCAAGAACTATGTTTGATGAAAGATTTATTTCACCATTTACAGAAGAATGGGGTATATGGAATGATCCACAAATACCAAACACATATTCACATTATTGTGATATTGCAATGGACACTTTACTATTGAAGACACAACCTGTTATGGAAAAACATACAGGTATGAAATTGATACCAACATATTCTTATGCTCGTATCTATAAAAAAGGCGATGTATTACATAGACATAAAGACAGATATTCATGTGAGATTTCAACAACTGTAAATCTAGGTGGTGACCCATGGCCAATCTATATCGAAAATGATCCATCAAAAGGTGGTTTGACTGATAAAGGTTATAAATCTGATATGACTGATGGTAAAAAAGTTAACTTAAAACCTGGAGATATGTTAGTTTATAAAGGTAATCTATGTGAACATTGGCGTGAAGCATTTGAAGGTGAAGATTGTGGTCAAGTTTTTTTACACTATAATAATGCAAAAACAAAGGGTGCAGAAGATAACATATATGATACAAGACCTCATGTAGGTTTACCTTCTTGGTTTAAAGGTAGAGTGGCTAGATAACTGTAAAAAATACATAAATAGTATGAACAGGAGATTACAGTATGCCAACAACCACAGTCACGACTGCCCCAAATGTGGCCGCCATTGCAAATTTAGTAATGGATCAAGGATCTACATTTAGTACAGTTATAACAGTATATCAAAACGATAGTATTCTTGATTTATCAGGCTATTCAGCAGCGGCACAAATTCGTAAATCATACTCATCTTCATCATCAACATCTTTTACTACTGCAATAGATTCAGATACAACAACTGGTAAAATTACTTTAAGTTTAACATCTACTCAAACTGCTGCTTTAGAAGAGGGTAGATATGTTTATGATGTTGAGATTACTGCTTCTGATAGTACAATAACAAGACCAATACAAGGAATAGTGACAGTTAGACCAAATGTCACTAGATAGTTATGAGTAAAGATAATGTTGATGTTTCATCTGATTTAGGTTCACTTCTTGGTGAGTTAGCCAAGGCAAAAGCAGAAGAACAAAAAAAGAAACAAGAAAAAGTAGAAGAGCTAAATAAAGATAGTTCATTTGCCAATATGATGGCAGAACTATCACAAGTGGCAAAAGTAACGAAAGTAAAAGAACCTGAAAAGAAAAAACTACTTGTAGAACCAGAAAAGAAAAAAGAAAAAGAAGTTACAACTAAAGAAGAAAAACAAGGTCTACTACAACAATTATCTCAACTAGCAGTCGAAACAAAAACACCAATCGTTAAATTAGAAAAAGAAGAAAGTTATGAGATTGGTAAAGATTATGCAGATCATACAAAAGAGGTAACACCTGGTCAAACACCAGAAAAGAAAAAGAAAAAATCTAAAAAGAAAAAAGTAGATGAAGCCTCGATCATAGAATTAACATCAAAAGAATTAAGTAAAAATAAATCATTAAAAGAACAACCTGAATTAGGTTCTTTAGATGAATTAAAAAAAGAGTTTCAAAAATTTAAAGATGTTGTCACACATCAAATGTCAACCATTGGTGGTGGTGGTGAAGTTAATTTAAGAAAATTAGATGATGTTGACGACAGTTCTAAAGCAAATGGTTTTGCATTAAAATATAATTCATCAACTGATAAGTTTGATTTTGGCGAAGTCGCAAGTGATTTATCAGCAGTAGATCAAGATATTATACCTGATGGTAATGGCACTAGAAGTCTAGGTAGTTCTTCTAAAAGATTTAAAGATATATTCTTAGCAGGCGAAACAATTAATCTAGGTGGTGCGACAATTAGTTCAGACGGAACAGGATCAATAGCAATTGCAGCGACAGGTGCGACATTACCTGCTGGTTCAAAGGCAGGTGCAAATCAACTTGCTGTTGTATCAACAGGTTCAACAGGTACTGCAGGTCAGGTTGCAAGGGTTGTACCTTTCTTTTCAGCGTCAGGTGGATTAAGCACAGCAAACACAAACTTTGAGTTCAATGCAGTTATTGATGAAAAGTTTGTTTTTACAGGAACAAAAACTTTTACATTGGCAAATGGTAGTGCATTAGCAGATAGTGACCCTACCCTTTTTCAATTCTAAATATAAGATATGGCAGATAAAAAACCAATCAGAGCGGTCTTTAATGACAGTAATGTTGCAACAGGATTAGCAGAATTTCAATCAGGCGATACAGTAGGTCTAACACATGGTGGGCTTGGTGTATCACTATCAATAGGTAGTGCAGGTCAAGTATTAAAAGTAAATTCTGGTGCAAGTGCATTAGAGTTTGGTAATGTAGAAGCGATTGTTAATATTGATGGTGCAACTGATTTAACATCTGCCACATTAGCAACAACTGATTTAATTCTTGCCTCTGATGGTGGCACAGAAGGTCGTGTTACTCTTGCACAATTAGATACTTTATTTTCTGGCACATCTAAAACACTTACAAACAAAACATTAACAGCACCTACTATTTCAACACCTGCTATTACAGGTAATACTACCACGACAGGTAGTATTATTTTTGAAGGTAGCACAGCAGATAGTTTCGAAACCACTTTACAAGTTACAGACCCAACAGCAGATAGAACAATTACAATACCTAATGTCACAGGTACAGTCGTTACAACTGGTGATACTGGTTCTGTTACAAATGCAATGTTGGCAGGTTCGATTGCTGCTTCTAAACTTGCAGGTAGTATAGGTAATTCAAAATTAAGTAATTCATCAATCACAGTTTCAGACGGTTCTAGC